GTCAAACACCTTGAAGCCGTAAGCGAATACGGTGGTGCTGCCGTTGCCAGAATAGCTATTCTTTGTGGTTGTGCTGCTTACAGTCATTTCTTACTCCTTAGAGTCCTTATACATTATTTTGGGGCTATCGTACATATTGACTTGGCGGGAAGTAAAACTCTTGGTCGGTGTCTTTCTTCATTCGTCTTTCCATGCGTTTAAAGTACCCAGGGTTTGCAAACTCCGTCAGCTCATAAACGAACAGATAGTCCAAAGCTAGTTTAGCATAAAACAGGTTCATAAATGGTGTGTTGCGCATGGCTAGGCGCACTGTTTCAGCGGCTGCTTCATCTCCATCGCGGAACTTAGCATACAGCTTTAGCAAATCACCAGCAGTTCCAAGCGTCGGGCCTGCGAATGTCTCCAGAGGAGACTGCCCGTAACGATTAAACTCACCAAATATAAAGTCGCCGTAGATACCAGCGCCCCCTCCTTGCGTAAACGCCCTTAGCAAAGTTTTGCTGTCGAGTGTGTAGTCGTCCTCAAACACACTCATAGGCTCTTTTCCTTTAAGGAAGTCCTTTGTAACTAGAGACAGGTAGCCCATCATAGTTGTGCCAACCATCATCTTTGCAACGCCGGAATACCCACTCATTGCTTTCTGGCGGGATAACCCTTTTGTGACGTATGTAATCGGGAATCCTTTAAGCTGCATAATCATGCGTATAGCTTCGCCAGCGACTGTGCCACGGGGCAAGCCTTGATTCATAATGGCCCTTTCACGCGCACCTGGCGTTGGGATGGCCGCATCCGCGCTGTCCATATAGTAAGCAGATATCTTTGTGCGCAAGTCGTCCCTAAACTGCTGACGCGCTTTGTCTGTAACGTCTAGCCTTCCGGTGCGTTGCACAATAATAGAGTCTATGGCTCCGTCTGCTATGTTATCAACGACTTCTGGGGCCAAGTATTTGCGCCCATCTGCCGCCGTCATGTCCAGCCCGCGGAACAAACCCCACTCTGCTTCTCGTATATCATACAATTCCAGCAGTCTTTTGGTTTCCATAGGCACATTACCAAAGCTGCGATTTGCATAGTTTGCAAGGTCAGCCGCGAGTAAACGGGCGACGCCTATTTTTTGGTTGCTGTTCCACCACTGCATCCCGTTTAGCTTAAAATAAACTTGGTGCATCTTTGAAATCATGCCTGGGCCACTGTCGTTTGCGCTAAATCGTGCATGAACGTCGGCTATTTCGTTCTCAACCCCCACATTAAGAAGATATGCAAGTTCCTTTTGCTCCTTGCTATTGAACAGGCGGAATGTGTCGCGCAAAGCCGAGGCGTATGACCCAAATATATTCCGCTCTGTGTTTGCGTTGATGAAGGAAGCCTTGGTAGCGATGTCAGAAAATGACGATATTGTGGCAAAACCTAGTTTAGACATAGATTGAATCATTCTGAAGCCACCAGCTATGCCAGCAAACGTAACGCTTGTGTTTAGTATTGGCTGGGTAGCGCCAAGCGCTCTAGTTGTGCCGTCTAGCTCGGCAAATTGGTTCTTCAAAGCGCCTATCTTTAGAGGTTTTGCAATCCCCTTTGGCTTCACTTCTTTTATAATACGGTCAAACATGGCTTTTGGGTTAGTGCCGAATGTTTCAAGCAACCCAATGTTCTGCGCATCATGCGATATGCCTTGATACACAGCCTCTGACAGTTTCATGCGACTGTATTTATTGGCGTATGAGAAAGCAGACTTTCCATCCTTGAAGTGCAGAATACGCTCTGCACTCATCTTTTTTGCAAGGTTAACTGGCCCTGTAAAAGCAACAGTGCTTCCATCCACGCCATTAATGCTATCCGCCTTCATGTGATTGCCGGAAACCAAGTTGTCGTAGATATCGGATAAGAACTCTATCTCAGTCTTGTCGCTTGGCTTATTAGCGTAAGTCTTTTCTTCGTCAAGAAGCTCACGGATTGTGTTAATCCAAGTATCCTTGTCTTCCTGTGTCCCTTTGCCGCGCAATAACAACGGGTCATGGTTTTGTCGCACAACGTAGTTAGCCAACTCACCAATGTTCGCACCGTTACGGTTCTTTCTGTCCAGCAAACGCTTTTGAACCTTTTGAATAGCCTCAGCTATTTGCCTAGCTTCTGCCCTACCACTCGTTCCTAAGCCATCAAATAGCTCTTGGTATATTTCGCCATCCAGCTCGTTTGTTCTGAATATTGCTAGAAGGTCATTGCGCTGTAGCTCTGCCGCCAAGGCTGCGCTATGGTCAACAAAGATACTTTTCTGTTTAGCATCTACACTAAAAAGACCTCGCCGAGCATCGCCCACAAGGATTGCAGACAAAACCTTGCTTGGGTTGTCAGGCTCTGCCCGTATTGCAGTCATTATATTGCCGTATGCACGAGCGTTCATTAGGCGGTTACGTTTCTCTATTGCGGCGTTTATCTTTGCCTGTTGAGAAAACCCACGCCCTGCTTCAATTAGCTCGTTAAGGTCGGCCTCGCCAACGGCTCTGCCGCGAGAGTCTATACGCTCCTGTACAAACGACAGAATACCATCTATTTCTTCTTTGCTTATGGCGGTGCCATTTCGAGCGGCTACATCAAGCAATTCTTGTGCGCAAACTGTTACTGTCATTTTGGTGCGTTCCTATTCATGCAAACTGCGCCTTTGCGAGTTAGCTCATCGTAAGATGTTTCCGCTCTGCGAACTGCATCATCAGCAGAAGCAATATCATCGAGCATCTCTTGCGGTATTAAATCCTCGCCAACAAATACCGCAACGTCCTCCTCAAGCAATTCGTTGGCCTCTCGCAACTGGTTTAGCTCCAGTTCCTCAACAGACATACCAGCTTCGTCCATCTCGTCGAGTATGGGTTTTTCATCGCGCATGATGCCAAGATTGTAGTCCTGCAACTGCGCCTCTGTTTGTATATCGTACATTTCCTGTTCAGTAAGGGGTACGCCATCGACAATAGGCTCTAGGTTTTTGTCGGCGACATCGCCAAACAATGTAGCGGTGTTGAAATCGTAGTAATCCTCGTCACCAGCAGCGTCTGCTAAAGCCCTCTCAAAAGTTGCGTCGTCCATGCCCTTCGGGTCTATGCCTCGTCTATCAGCTTCAGCCGCCTTTTGCTGCGCTGTTTCGTAAGCCGCAATGGCATCTGCATCCGCCGCTGAATACTGCGAGTTGCCTGTAACGTCTTCTCGAACAGCATCAATCAGCTCGTTAATACCTAATTCGTCTGGCTGACCTTCTATTTCAGGTGGCAAATACCCCTCTTCACGCGCTGCTGTAAGCATATCGTCAACACTGCGCCCACCTTTGGCCGCACTAACGTAAAATTTGCCTGATTTTTGTTTCGGCACAATTTCTTGTAAGTCCGCCGCACCTTGGCTGGTCGGGTCTATACCCCCTTTGGCGCGGATAAACTGTGCAAGTGTCTTAGGCTTTTCGGCCCTAAGAATAGGTGGCCTAGCTTTGCCCTTGCGTTTGTAGACAGGCACATAACCAGGCTTTCGGTTTACCTTCTCTTCAATTATCTCACCAGTGTCAGGGTCAATCCGACGCTCAACACTCACAACATCAGACTGTTCCGCAAGTCTTTCGTTGGAGCGCTGGATGGCTTCCGCCTCGTCTACCTTCTTTTCTTGGCGGTGTAGATTGGCCACGTTTATTTCTTGGTCGCTAACAGCCTGCGCAACCGCGCGAACCAGAGCCTCGTCTTTTACTTTAGACGCCTCAATCCGGTCGGATATTTTTCCAAAGCCAACATGCAGTCCCCCGCCAAGAACACCCCCTAAAGTAACATTAAGGAAACTGTCCATTAAGCCGTAATCTACGTCTTGCTCAAGATATGCTTGGCCTATCACCAAAGGCTCCAAGATGGCAGCACCAACCGCACCATCAACCGCACCAGTTACCAGCCTACTGCCAGTCTTGCCAAACCTAGCTGCCATTGTTGCCATTCGAGCTTGGCCCACAATAGGTATAAATGCGGATGCTACGTTTAGCGGGTCAAGCATCGAACCAGCTAACGCTGTTCCAAACTGCAACGCGCCTAAACCAAGCCCACCCTGAGAACGGTTTAGGGTAAACTTGATTGAATCTCTTTTGTCCTTGCGCTCCGCCAAGAGATTGGCGAGACCTTCTGTGATACCCTCTTCGCCTACCTCTATGCCTTCTCTAAAGTAAGGGCTTTGCGCCCACTCATCAGGAGAAAGTTTTTGCCCAGTGCGGCCCTCTCCTGTGTATTGGTCAAAGAACCTATTAGCGGCGCTAAGAGGGTTGTAGTACAAAGTCTCATCAAGGGTCGCACCCAAAACGTCTAACGTGCCAAACGTAGTTGTATTCAAGTAATTATCGTAGGTATTTTTGTCAGGCTTTTGCTCTGGAATGAAAACATCCACCATTAGAATATCTTTCTCTGCTTGATGGTGGCCTCGTCATATTTGCTTGTGGCTTCTTCTAAATCCCTTATCTGAGTTGATAGCTCATTGAACCTAACCATAATAAAAGCACTGCGCGGCCCCATCCCACTAGGAACAGCCGCCTGCTTCCTGCGCACCATTTCGCCATTGTCGAATACTAAGTACGCACCTTTGTTGTCTGTTGTCGTTACCCAATAAGCGTCAGATAGTTTCTTTTTTAACTGTGCTTGAGACTCTTCTACGCTCAGACCTGCCGCTACAGGCGGGTCAATTACAGAAAGAAGATAGTCTTGGTTCTTGTCGTTGCTAACGTAAAAGCTGAGGATATTTGCTATTGAACTGGCATCGTTTTCAAGAGCTTTTGGCAGTCTCAAAGGCACATTTAAGTTACCTTCCGCAAAAGAAAACTGGCTGTTTACAACAGTGTTTATCGCCTTGTCCACGGCTGTCTGCACGTTTGCTTCCCCAGCCATCATATAGTAAGCGGCAGTGTTTTTAATTACCTCATTATAAGCATTTACATGAGACATTCTTGCGGAAGTTGCGCCTCTTCCGAGGATGTCACCAGGGTTGCCGCCAGTAATACTCTGCGAGTATTGCGTATTGGACAATCTAACAGCGTCAGATATTTCACGCATAGTTGTGGTGCCAAGACTTGCTTTAGCATCAGTAACTGACTGAGCCGCATTGCCTGCTTCCACAGCAAACATTTGAGCGTTGTTAGGGTTTGCAATAATAATATTATCGACGAGTGTAAGCACACCTTGGCTGGTAAGATTGCGAAGGATGAGACCTTCGTTTTCTACGCCGTACTTGGTAATAAAAGCGTTGCCTATTTCGGATTTTTCTTGGTACGACAAGGACGGGTCAGAGTATTGCCTCTGAAAGCCCGCTATCTCTGCATTTGATGCAATGCGTATATCAAGCCCCATATCACGCTGGCGTCTAATTAGTTGCTCTGTGCTTAGTGGGTCTTGCCCCTTTCGGTTCGCATCGTTTTGTAAATACTGAACAGGGTCAGCCTTTAGTCGTCCGTCACGTTGCTGAATCATAGCATTAAAACTACTTAACACTTGCTTATGAAACAAAACATCGTCTGGGGAAGCGTCACTTACATTCTTTGTTAGCTCATTCCGAATGGCAATTATTTCACTAGGGCTTCCAAACTGTACCCCAGCAAACGTAGTCCCAGCCTCGCCGATGGCAAGAGTTTTGTCTAGGAACCGTTTTGCTGGCAAAGGGTCTGTTGGGTTTAGCTTGGAGATGTTTTCAACAATATTATTGCGCAACGACTTGGACCTTTCGTCCATCATGCCGTTGTTAGCCTCAAGCATAGTTGTTAACGCCTCAGTCCCATTTTCAATTTCAGACGTTAAAGACCTGTCAAACTTCTCCAATAGCCCGTTAGCAATGCTTTTTAACCTTTGCCCAGCAACGAACCCAAGACCCGCAGCCTGCCCTTCGAGCCTTTCTGCGTCTTCTACTAATTGACTAAGTTGGTCTCTATCCATATCGGCAGCAGAAACAGCCAAGGACTCTAGCAAATCTCTCTCGCCCTCTGTCTTTATCGCCTCAGCTTCTGCTTGAAACCGTGTTGCAAGCCGCGTCTTGAAAGCACCGCTTGCGCCCCCCAAGTCGATTACTACGTTTTCTTCTTCGCGCTCTATAACAATAGTATCAACTTCTGCCCTCATTTGAGCCAGTGCGTCGGCTTGCTCCTCAGAAGACAAATCAGCAAATATAAGTTCGTTTAACGCATTGTCCTGTATCTCAGCGGTAAGTTGCTTTTCTCTTTGGGTTATCGCGCTCCGAACCGCAGCTTTGTTTTTTGCGTTTAAGAACCCACTTGTGCCTTCGATGGTGGACTCTAAATCTTTCCTAAACCTATCTAAATCGTCGAAACGTGTGGCGGCGGCAATGCCAGCGTCATATTCACGCAGTGTTACCTCTGTTCCAAAAGATTTGATAGTGTAATTTAATTTTTGCCCAAGAAGAGTTTTCTCCTTAATTAGCTGATTAGCTTCAGCCATGTACATAGCTTT